TTTCCACCGAGAACCTTAAAAGTTGACATCGCATGACATGGAGGAAGTGCTGCACCTTTTATTTGTGAAACATTCCATGCAGTGAGGACATGCCTGCGGGAATTTGGATCAGATTTCAAACCATCCAAAAGATTTGCGAACTGGTCTACGCCGGTTCTTTCTCCCTGCTCTATCCACGCCCTGTAGTCACCGTTCCAATTTCTCCACTGGAATCCGTATCCCGTTCCGATATCTCCCTCCGGGACATCGTGCAGGCCCACGCGGTCTAGAAACTCTCTGGATGTGTTTCCTTGCCAGATATTAATACCGGAATCTTCTAGGACATACGAATCTGTTTCTCCGGAAATAAACCATAAAAGTTCTTCTACGACTGCTCTCCAGAAAACCTTTTTCGTGGTGAATAGGGGAATCTGTCCATCTGACAGATCAAATTTCATCATAGCCCCGTATATTCCTTTTGTCCCGACACCCGTTCTATCTTCGCTCTGCGTTCCCGTCTCGATGCAGTCTTTCATCAAATTAATATACTGATACTCTTCGTGTGTCAAATTAAACTCCGCTTTTCATTGTCTGGGTGGTAGAGTTATGTATCAAACACAAACCTTCCACGATGCCATTTTTACGATACCCTTCAAACCAAAATAAGAATTTTTTCGTATGTGATTTATTATATTTGTTTCGCTCCACCCGGCTTGAATTGCCGAATTTATGTCTTTAAAATTGGAGAATTCATCTCCCCATATGCAAACCTTCATTCCAGAATTCAAACAGCGTTTCATGAATTTTGTTATTTCTACACTTCTCGGTTCGTTGTCATACACCACAGTCAAATTCATATTTTTTGCTGGGAATGAGCCTGCGCCCACCTGCGCGATGCAGTTGGGGAGGAAGTGAGAATCTAATGCACCTTCGACCAAGAACCCTTCTTTATTTGGATCATATCTTTCCATTCCGTACACTTTGAGGCCGTCGTAGTCTTTATTTCTGATAGTGATGTAACGGAGATCCGATTCTGTTCCGATGCACCGGCCAGATACCCCAAAAAGGTCACCCGAGGCGGTCCTGAGTGGAAATACAATCCTAGGTTCCTTGATCAGATTAGTCTTTGAGGAATCTATCTGAGTTGCCAATTCACAAAAATTATCACAATAGTAGATGATGTCGAGGCTTTTCTTCGGCATCATTCTTATTGATTCCATGTAGTATCTGGCCCGGTGGCTTGAATCTAATTCGGATATTTTTTGGCATTTTTGAGAGATGATATCCGTAACACTCTTTACTTGTAACGGTGCCACTTTCTCTACTATCTTTGGAGTAAAACCACCAAAGGAATCTTCGAATCTTTTTTCCTTGATAAACTCCATCTTCATCTGATCTGCAAGTGATGAATTATGCTGCTTCAAGAAATCGTACAGCGAGTCGTTGACATCGCAATTAAAGCATTTGAACCGATACCCTCCGTTTTTTGTGACGAAGAAGTGCCCTCTAGTCTTTGTCTTATTCTTCTTGGAGTCACCACAATATGGGCACCTGCATGTCGCAACGGTGTCCGACTTCCATTTGAACAGAAGCAGGTCGCTACCAACTTTATTAACAAAATCTTTTTCTAGTGAGGTGGAAATCATATTAAACTATTCCTTATAGATACTTGCGTATTATACACCGCAGGGGATCAGATGTCAAGAAAATTTATCCTCGGAATCGACTATTCTATGACTTGCCCGTGTATTTGTACCTTTGATTTACAAAAAAAATTCACATTCAAAAACTGTAATTTTCACTATCTGACGATGACACCTAGCCTCGTGGGAGTGTATGGAAACATTCGCGGATACCCAAACTTTGAAGATTACAAAACAAGTATGGAAAGATTCATACTCATATCAGCATGGGCAAACAAAATTATTCAATCAGAAACCGTTTCCCATATTTTTCTCGAAGGATACTCGATGGGAAGTCGCGGTAAGGTTTTTGATATTGCTGAGAATACTGCCATATTAAAAGTGGGAATACATGTAATGAACATACCTCTTACAAGCATTCCGCCCACTGTTATCAAAAAGTTTGCGTGTCAGAAGGGTAATGCAGATAAGGAAAAAATGTATGAGGCTTTCCTATCTGAAACCAATACTGATTTACATAATTTACTCACTCCAAAAAGAAAAAACATTACCAACCCAGTTTCTGACATTATAGACGCATACTACATCTGTAAGTACGGACTGGAAAACATTATTCTTGCAGAAAAGTCTCTTTTATAATCTGCTTGGGTGGAACTGTCTTTATTTCTGGAAGTTTCTTTGGTGCTGCATGGTATCCGCACCGGTCGCACCTCGGACCCATCTCGGGCGTACCAGTACCAGAAATCACATTACCGCCACAATTAGAGCAAGATCCTAGTATGCTACTCATCGAGTCTATCCTCCCAGCCATCTAAATCTTCCATGTTTCCAGATTCAATGGAGTCTCTAAGATCCTGAAGAGTTTTCTTTACTCCCTTTTTCTTAGATCTTTTCTGACTTTCATTAATACATTTATCGTTATGAAAAAATTCTGAGTCGTTGTTTTGATATTGTTTGTTTTTCATATCTTACGGCTTACTTTGCAACCATCCCATCTTTTCCATTAGTGCGATATCGAATCCATCTATATCGGAAGTCTTTCCCTGTAACATTTGAACCAGAACCTCTGCTTCAAACTTTGGAAGGGCATTCACCATCTGGTGGAGAATCTTATCCTGCGTATTTTCATTGTGAGATCCATGAACAAATATGTACATTCTTCGGAGTTCCTGTGACAGAGTGCTATCAGAGTGTCCGTACGGAGGGTCATCAAAAGAAAGATTCTGCGGAACTGGACGATGTTTGTATGTCCAATTAGTATTTTTACTAAAATACAATCCTGAGAACTCTCTCATTTTTGCAGTTTCATCATTTTTTAGGATCTTAATTCTAGCATCTTCATTTTCTTCTAGATCCAACGCGGCCAAGATTTCACCAATAGTATTCATTTAAACATTCCTTCTTTATAGAGTATCTATCAATTCACAAATTTCATCTGGTATATCACCCAAGGATATCAGCAATTTATTCTGATTGTACCGCTTTCGGACATTAACTTCATAGTTTTCGGGAAATTCTTCAATCAGACTAGAGAACCTAGATTTATTCATAGGAACCTGTCGCTTTCCCTCTACTGTGAATGTGTCAGCATCGCTGAGGATGTTCGGGATGCCGTCCGAGGAATCACCTCTGATAATATGCTCTGTTATGTGGTACTCATTTGGACTTGGATATATGAATTTTCTTTTACTGTAGTCATACTGAACGACCGTAGGAGATTGAATCTGAAAGAAATCCTTATCCTTGGAGACAATCATATGCCTCTCATCCGGGTTGTTACTGATCATCCGGGCGATGATATCATCCGCTTCAACTCGGTCATGGAACATTATCTGTACTAGATTATCGTACTTATGCTTTTGAATGAATCCGTTGATAAACTTATGAATAAAATTCCACATTTCTCTGTTCGAGTCCTTATTCTTTTTTCTGGAGTGTTTATAGTGGGGGAAAATTTCTCGTCTCCAAGGGTACTTACCGTCACAGCAAATAATGATATCCCCATATGTCGATCCGTAATCGGAGTGGATCCCTCTTAGGAATGTAAAGATGTCATTCTCTAGGGAACTTTCAAAGAGTGGGTTCTGGTATATGGATAGATTTTTCTTATCTTTGATGATAAACATGTAGATTCTGGTCACTACAATTTGATTGAAATCAATTAAAATCATTTTTACTTTCTTTTACATTACTTTCATAATGATACATTCTTTATTGATTCTTCCGTTTGCAGGAGTCTCTTTGGACTTTATCTCTCCAAACGACTTTCTAATGGCTCTTATTCCCTGCGATTGAACTACTTTCAGGACATCATCGACATATTTTGCTCTGATCCTCTTCGATGTGGATCTTTCTGGTGCGAACCCCTGAATTGTTGTTCCCTTCACGCCGAACCCGATCTTTTCGTTTTCGGCTTCTAGGATGGTCAGTTCCCTATACTTAGTGCTGAAGATAATGAGTTTCGTCGCACCAATGATTTTTTCTGGACTAATTGATTTCAGACCCCCAAAATCTTTTGTCTCTGCCATGTACTGCATAGATTTTACTATTTCAGACGGGGACTTGATCTTCTTCTTTCTGGGATTTCTAGAGACTTTCTGAGCCCCCTTTGCTTCCAGCGTCTGAATTATTTCTATGTAAAAGCGTATGATTCTTTTTACCTCTGTATTACTGTAGATTGAGTACGCCTCTTTGACCTCTGGGTCATTCACCTGCTCTTGGGCTAGATCCCATTCAGCCTTTTGTTCTACAATGTACGGAATGATCCTAGCCGACATCATCGGCTTTATTTCATTGACATTGATAAATGACTGAATATCAAAGACAGTTAGGTCATCGGACTTTTTGATGTTTTTAATGTTAAGGATGTAGTCATCTATAGAATTCTGAATTGTTGCCGCAAGTGTCTTTGCTTTTTCGCTGATTTTATCTTGAATAGTCAGAGTAGGTGCGTTCGTGACAACGGCAGATTTTTTACTTGGCTTCTTTAACTTTTTCCTGATATTAGTTTCTACAAACGCAGAAATCTTTGGACTGGCCCACTCCTGAATCGGGTAGCCGTCCAGAATCATGCGACAATATCTACCGACCCTGTAGTAGTTTTTTGGATCAATATTCTTTGCGTATTCAAGTTCTTTTTTAGTCAGTGTCCTCTCTGCAATCATGTATTCGCAAAACCATGATCGCTCTTTTGCTGGTGTGGCTAGATTCTCGTGCGAGTTGAGCGCATGAATAATTGCGACATCAGTAGCCACCGGATCGTTTCTGTGATTCTCGTTGAACACATGGCTCTTTGCAGCCATCTTCCGGTCGATCATATCTAAAACTGCTTTAGATGTAGGCCCACTAGATCCCCGTCGTGCCATCATGAATCCTTCCGTTTTTCATTTCTAATAATTGTCATACTTTTCTAGTACTTCGTAAGTATCTGTACACTTTACATTGTTCCAACATTTTTCTACTCTGGACATAAAATCATAGAAGCATTCATTATCTTCCATGACAAGAACCAGATCGACATGGTACTCACGCTCATACTTTTCACCATGATCTTCATCGTCATCATACCCGTTAAGAATTCCGCTGTCAACTATTTTCGTAGAAATTTTTGCTATAGTTCTGGGCGTGCGGTGAATCACTACCCCATGATCCCCGGGAGTGCCGTACAGGATCAATCCACGCTCCAAGCGGTATTTTAGAATTTTTTTCATTTGAAAGGTTGATCTAAGATTAAATTCATATATTTTTTAATTTGCCGCCCGATGTTTTGCTGCATCGTGAAATTAAATTTTTTCGTCGCCGTATCGGAAACCCAGTCCCGAAGATCGGTCCCGAACTCGATCGAGCGCGACCACCAATCTGCTACCATCTCCGCGACATAAATTTCAGGCATTTTGTGTATGTCACCCCAGTACTCTGGGTGGTGAGGATTTGAGGATACATGGTTCATCACTGCATTCGGTAAGTCGTGCGAATTTTCGCAATTTCTACCCACCAGAAAAACCCATTCAATTCCTCGGAATTTTGTCTGATCGTGAATAAAAGAATTTGCGATCAGATTTCTGCCAAATTCAACTTCGCCATCTTCGATCAGTTTCTCCCCCATTCGAAAACATGCATTTTGCACATTTTGAATGTGTCGGGCCAACTCACGAACTTTCTTTAATTCTTTTAAAATTAATTCGGCATTGTTTGCTGTAGGATTTTCTGCGGGTATAGTCATAAAATATATCTAGCCTTCTAACGCTCCCTAGGGATTATAGGCTCGAAATATCCGCTTGTCAAGCCAAAATAAAAAAAATTGTGCTTTTGTTTGACTTCCACCCCTGACTTGGGTATACTCGTTTCTCGGTCGATGGCTCTGTTTTATTTTTGGGTGTTTGCCCTATTGACAGGTCCGGAAAACTTTGGTATAATGTACAGTGTCTTAGCATGATATTAGTTTATTAAATACACTAGATATACATGGGCATAAATCCTCACAAAAGGAATAATTTTATGGAATTTCCCAAGAGAACCACATTGCAAATTTTCGTAGATGTCGCTCTGTTCAACATTAATATGGTCGATGATCATGTAAAATATTTGACTCTATTGGATGATCAAAAGACCAAAATTGAGCGGAGGATTGCAAAATTTCAAGAAATTGGACAAAGCGAATCTAAAATTCGATCTCTTTTCAGCAAAAAGTATGCAAACTACATTAGGGATGCATGGGAAATTGCTGACAATTACATTGATGATCTAAAAGAAATTACAGAACAATTTGAGGAAGTAAACACTTTGTTTCTGGAAACGACTACGATTCAGAGTGCGTCAGACCTTGAAGTCAGTATATCTAGACTGCCAAATCTAGCCTACATAAGTAGATCTTAACTATGGGAGATATGCGGTAATGACTTCATCATATGATTTTAGATGCAAAAAGTGTAAAAGTGAGTGGACTTTAAACATAAGCAAACATGATGTTTTCGATGTTTACGATAATCCATGCCCATCTTGCGGTGCGGTAGGCCATGTTGAAAAATGGGTACCGAATCCAAACGGAAGCCTCGTGCCCTCCATCGGTGATCCTGTTCGTCTGGGAATCAGAAAACCAGATAACGGATTCAAAGAAGTTCTTCAGAAAATTCATGAGGGCTCGCCCGGAAGCACGCTCAATCAAAAGTTCTAATTATGAAAAAAGTTTTTACTCACATTGATTTAGATTACATTTTTGAAGATGTAGAAGCAGAAACTACTGAAAATGGTAGAAAGTACAAAGTACCCTCTGTTGATGGTTATGTCTGGTATCCTTCCGTGACGACCGTTCTAGGACATGATAAAAAGAAATTTTTCGAAGAATGGAAAAAGGTTCCCGGAAACGAAAAAATTTCTAATGATGCAGCCGAAAGAGGAAACATCATTCACGATGCTATTGAAAAATATCTCAAAAATCAAAATGATTACGATAAGGATCTTGTAGAGATACGACACAAAAATATCTTTAATTTTATGAATTTGTATCTCAACAAAATAGATAATGTTCGGGCCCTTGAAGTCCCGCTCTACTCCCACACATTAAAAATGGCCGGTCGAGTCGATTGTGTTGCAGAGTATGAGGGAAGCCTATCCATCATAGATTTTAAGGGATCAAATAAGATCAAGCAATCTAAATGGATTCAAAACTATTTCGCACAGGGTGCTGCGTATTCGATCATGTGGCAAGAAATGACTGGAATTCCTATCCGAAATATTGTTATCATCATGGGAAACGAACAAGGATTTTGTCAGGTTTTCCGAGAAAAGGTAACAGATCATGTCCCATCACTGTTTAAAACCATCAATAGATACTATCAGATGAATGAGAGCGAGAATAATGAACACAGTTAAAACCGAGATTGATATTGTTAAAGATGTAAAAGAAATAGGTCATAGAGTCAGAATTGCTGGTCATGAGGGTTACTGTGTTCCTTCTCCGGTTCCAAATTACGATTGGGTTTACTATGAGAACCCGGGCATACAATCAGAAGAAAAATGGTGTAGAAGTTTAATTAGAAAAGATCTTATTGAAAGGATCCAAAATGTATAAGTTTGTTTTGAATGTGTTGTTGAGTGTGTCAACTTTTGTCTATGGGTTTTTCCTATCCATATCTTTGTGTCTCATTAATCAGATCGGCAAAGTGACTGGTGATCTCCCTTACGCCAGAGGTGCGGACGGAGATGATCCGGAACTGATTGAATGCACTACTCTGCGACACGGTAGAGCATTTAATTACACGACCGGGACCGCCATACTTGTTACTAACGAAAACAAGGAATCCGCTGCGTCTACTGAGTATTACGCAGTCTCCCTACGGGATGAGGAAACCGGTGAGCCCACACCCTACCTGTTTACTCGGGCCGCACTAGAGTCCGCTCGCAAGCGAGCAGAAAAGAATCCGGAAGATGTTCCGGGATCTATGAACAAAAAATGTGGAAAATGCGCCGACGGTGGCCCTTGCGTACAGGATACCATAAAGAATGATTAAGACCAAACATCTAGATCCAGAATTTAGAAGAAGATTTATTCACGAACTTGAAAGCAATCTGATTCAAATTGCTACGACGGGAGAAACCCCAGAATATATTGAAACTCTTCTAGTACTGTGCGAAAAGCACGATATCGAACCCGAAGCCGCCGCCGGAATGATTCCAGACACGATAAAGGCTAAAATTGAAACAGAAGCCCGGGTGAGAAATCTACTTCCTCGGAAATACGAAACCGTTCTTCCGATTGAGTAAAATTTTTATGTAAGTCACTTGACTTTTGAATTTTTGAGTGTATAATAGCAGAACGGAGGTACATAGACATGAAAATCGTATATTCTCCAGAGTACGGGAGTGGATGGCAAAGTTGGAATAGAGTCCTGACTAAAGCCCAGCAGTACAGAATGATCACACACCCTCGGATCATTGAAATGGTAGAGTATGGAGAACTACAGAAGATTATTGTCGATGATAAGATTAACATCGAGATACTTAAAGAAGTTCGACAAATCATCGGTCTGAGCCCTGAAGATTATCTTTGTATCCTCGGATGTCGGGATCTCCGAGTAGCAGAGATTAGTAAGGGTAGCAGATTCAGAATCGAAGATCACGACGGTTACGAGTCTGTTGTCGAGGAAAATGATATGGGGTGGTTCATCGCCCAAGATGATCTTTACATGATGCTCCGGAGTAGAGAAAATGACTGATGAAAAGCAACCCTGCGTAGTATGTCAGACTCCGGTCGATACCACGGATCTAGATGATGATTTTTTTGGATCAGAGGGATGTGAACTCGTTAATGGACAGTGGGTATGCAGTTTTGAGTGCTGCGAGAAGGCAGAAAAAATGTTTGATAATTTAACCTGAATCAAATGATATCACCGAAAGGATTGTCGAAATGAGTCACACGGAACTAAAGGCGGGCCTAAGAGCCTTGATACCAAGTCTTGATGGGGCATCGAAGGATACTGCCCTACTGTATTTTATGCCAATTTTGGGAGAACCTTTTGAGATCGAAAGGTGGAATGGAGTCGTAGAATATTTTCGGTATACCGGAGAGTTTGTACCGATCTACGATAGCGAGACACAACGATGGTTCATTGACTTCATCGAATTGCACGACGACGCACAGGATGCTTCTGATCATGTGTCGATATCAATCTCTGTAGAAAACATTAATCAACTTTCAAATCGTATGAAGGATGTATTCACAGAAGTTGAAGATGTCTTATTCTTCGTATACACTTGGTACAATGGATCAGATGAACCGGTTTATTTCCCCGTAAACTAAAAAACTTTGGTGATGGATGATATAATGAGTAAAACAAAAGTATTTTTTCCTTGTGCGCAATACGGACATCTCGGCCATAGTTTTAGGGAATTGGTCCGTATTTGGAACAAAGAAGGATTTATTGATATCGAAGAATCCCCGGATGGATATGTTTGGATGTTCAGTCCGGGCCATACTCTTCTGTATGACTATCATCTTGTTCTAGAGCATGAATCCACACCACCGTTTAAATTTGCCCTGTACGGCAACGAGATCCCATCTGATATCCCGAACGCCTCTCCGTGGATCCTATGGCCGCGTCACCCAACCCTTATGGAAAAGTACTACACCGAAAGTCCGAAAATTATTCCTAGACTAAGAATGTGGAAGTCTATTTTCATGGGAAGAGTGGAAAACCAAACTCAATTCAAAAATAGGTTTCAGACTGGAATAGATTGGTCGGCTAATATACAAAATTTTTGGGTGTCTAGAGGAATTCAAACCCCGCATCATTACTCATCCGCCGACTACCTTTATAATATGCAAAGATCAAAATTTGCTCTGCTACTTCCCGGAAATGGGCCAAAATGTAGCAGGGATATCGAGGCGATGGCGTGCGGTGCGATTCCTATTGTCACGCCCGGTGTGTGTACAAACTACTATAACAAATGGGTCGAGGGAAAAAATTATCTCTTGCTGAAAACAGAAGATGATTTTGAAAAAATATATGACACTCCAAACGATGAATTGGAGTTCATACAGAAAAATAACTATGCATGGTACGAAGAAAATTGTAGTGCTGCTGGATCATTCAACACCACGATTAAAATATTGAAAGAAATGAATTTACAAAATGTATGATCAAATTAAGGAAAGTGCGGAATGAAGATACTATTTTTAGATGATGACAAAACACGACACCAAGTATTTCTCACTCATTACGGACAGTTTGAAAATACTAGATGTTTTGGAGCAGAAGAAGCAATTGACAAAATGGCCAATAATTCATATGATCTTATCTTTTTAGATCACGACCTCAGTGAAAATTATGCAAATAGTAGACCCTCGCGATTAGATGGTACATATGTTGCTGGAATGATGATTTTTAATGATCATATTTTTAGGCACAACAGAGAAGCAACTGTCATCCTACACTCTTTGAACCCCAAGGGGGCGAAAGAAATGTACGACACGCTTAAAATGGGTAGGTACAGTAATGTCATTATTGCGCCTCTTGGTTTCAGTGAAAGTATTGGATTAGAATGACAGGTGAAGTAAAATGCGTATCTGGTTATGATGTGTACAAGGGATACAACGCTCTAAAGACACATTTCAATCAGGATGCATACGATTATCATAAGTATGGCGGAAAATCTTCAGTATGCAGCCTTGACGCATTTCATTCAAGAAAAGATAGATGGCATTATGAAAAGATCGCAAAAAAGTATGATGCTCAATTCTTCCCATACCTTCTATCAAACTTAGTGAACGATAAAAAATATTGGGTCGGCTCGTGGAATAAAGAGTCAACCCACAAGGTTTACCATAACTGGGTGCGGTATATTGATGCAAAAGAGAATTCTTTCAAAAGTGACCTAACGCAACTAAGAACTATTTGTGACGAAAAATCACTTAAGTTTGATGATCTGTTTACTTCTGATGGCGGAAAACATCCTCCAATATTCATTATAGAAAAACAGAACCATATACATTATTGCACCATGGTAATATTTGATAGCATGATAAACTTTTCCAGAGTGGTTGACTCACAGATTCCGTCAGATCCGATATGGAAGGCTGCATCTGTAAAGATGAACAAAACGAAAGGATTCATACAGACCACCAAAAAAATGAAAGAAGATACCGTAAATATGTTCTCAGATGTCTCTACATAAGGTACATTCAGTAAACACAGTTCAAACAAAAGGAAGCAGTACAAATATGCCAAATTCATTTTCAGATTTAAAGAAGCAGAAGTCAATCAGAAATCTTTCTGAAAAGATGGAGTCCCTGACGGCAAAGAAGTCGTTCAAGGACGAGAGATTGTGGGAGCCGCAGCGAGATGCAGCCGGTAACTATGCGGGGATCATCAGATTCCTAGACGCTCCACGGGGCGAACAAGCCCCATTCGTTCGCAGATACAACCACGGATTCAAAGTAGGTGGCCGGTGGTTCATTGAGAATTGCCCGACGACGCTAGGACTTCCATGTCCCGTGTGCGAGGCCAACGGAGAATTGTGGAATTCCGGACTAGAATCCGATAAGGTCATTGCAAGAGATCGAAAGAGAAAAGAATCTTGGTATTGCAATATTCTGGTCATCAAGGATCCAGCATCACCAGAAAACAATGGCAAGCACTTTCTCTACCGGTTTGGAAGCAAGATCATGGGAAAGATCTTGGAGGCAGCAAAGGACAACCCAGTGATTGACATGGAGGGTGTCGATGTTCAGAAGTTCTGGGGAGGTGCTGATTTTGCAATCAAGATCAGAGAGGACAAAGGATACCCCAATTACGATGACTCGGTATTCAGAAACCCGAGCGACCTTTTTGGTGGCGACGATGAGAAGATCGAAGCATTGTGGAATGGATTGTACTCTCTCCAGAAAATTATTGATCCATCTGAATTCATCGAATACAATGAATTGAAGGAAAAGTTTGATAAGATTGCGTACGGTCGAACCGGCTCGTCCGAACACACCAAGTCAACAGAAATGGACATCAATTCTTTGAATGGGGATAATACTCCCGATCCGGCTCCGGTTCTGCCCAAGTCCAAGTCTCCGTCACGCCCGGATACATCATCGGCAACCCTGCCAGTAGAAGTGGAGAATGCTCCATTCAAAACAGGTGATGACGACGAGGATGATGATAATCCATTGAGTTTCTTCAAAACCCTTGCAAATTAACATAATTTAATAGAAAATTTAGAAATGTTGGAGATTAAATCTCCAACATTTTATTTTGGTCGCGTATACATAGTAGTAGGTAAATCACCAAATATGGAAGATAAATGACAAAATCGGCATTCCAAATAGAAAATGACTTCATGCGGGCAGTTCAAGATGCCAAGTCAAATGCTGGAGTCAGGCTTCGCGGTCGCAAGGCTCAGAAGTGGCTGAGAGATAATATCATAGATTTATATGGGAAGTACAACCCATCAAAAAGAATGAATATCCTAAAGGGTGATCCACAGAGTCTTATTACTAAAAATAATAAGTTGTGGCCGGGCAAAATGTACATGTACTACTACGACCCCAAAACCAAAAAAGAACTCCCGTATTACGATATTTTTCCACTGGTTTTCGTCATGGAGATATACGACGACGGATTTTTAGGTCTAAATTTACATTATCTTCCACCCCAACTAAGAATCGTTCTGTTTAAAAAATTATTGAAATTGAGAAATAATAGAAGATTTGATGACAGTACAAAATTAAAACTTAGTTACAGAGTAATCAAAAGATTTGGAAGATTTAAGTTCGCCGCTCCATGTATCAAGCGTTACTTGACAGATCACATTCGATCAAATCTAAGAGAGGTCGAGCCAGAGTTTTGGGAAATCGCTATTTTTCTACCGACCGAATCCTTCCGAAAGACAATCAAGGAAGTGGTCTGGAATGACTCCCGCAAGCAAGTCCGCAAAGGAAAGCAAAGGTACTGGCTATGAGTTTCATCGAAGCAAAGTCACAAGTTTATACTACTGGTATCGCAAAAAGCAATCAGTACGGGCTATTTTTTAGCGAACCGACCGGAATAATATCTCCGATAGAAACATCTCGCAGACTGTCGATCTCCTGCGAAGAATGCTTCTTTCCGGGTATGAACATCTTCACGGCTGATGTGAGGCACTATGGAAATGCTTTCAAATTCCCATACAGTCGAGAGTACATGAATGAAATGACCATGATTTTTAGAGTGGGTAGTGACATGTACGAAAAAAGAATTTTTGAAGAGTGGATGGACTTAATGGTTTCGTATGATAATCATAATCATGAATATTACGACAATTATGCTAGGGATATTTATATTGCTCAATTCGCTGATTACACCGAGCAAGAAGAAGGATCAGGTTCTATATTAGGAGATATGTTTGATAGATTTAAAGAATCTATCAAGAATAATATTGGTCTGGGTGGCAATCCGAACCCAATGCCAAACATTATGATCGGCGAAGAAACTATCGTATATCAATGTATGTTAAAAAGAGCGTACCCGATAGGAATGATGGAACTTCCCCTTGCGCACAGTAATAGGGATACATACCATCGAATAGGCATTACATTTACCTTTAGAGACTGGCAACCACTGCCGCTAATAAAGGATTCGGATCTTGAATTGGCTATAGGTAATTCTGATACGGCAATCAATGACGCGATCTACGCGAGCGAAAAGAGAGCCTCCGGAGGCAAGGTCGTGGATGTTGCCACAAGAGGTGGTCAGATATACGGTAAAATTTTCGGTCGTGGTTCGGGTGGAAACATAATATCATTTTAAATTTTATGAGGAAATAGAGTACAATGGCGTTACCAAAACTAGCAATCAAAACATATTCAACGCAACTTCCCACTACGAAACAAACCGTTGAATACAGAGCGTACACTGTTAAAGAAGAAAAAGCAATGCTCATGGCAAGTCAGTCCGAAAAGCCAGCCGAGCAAATGTTGGCAGTTTTCAACATGGTAAATTCTTGCATTGTAACAGAAAATATAGATTGTAAGAAAATTGCTCAGGCCGACCTAGAGTGGATGTTCCTTCAAATCAGAGCAATTTCTGTTGGTGAAACTACTAAAATTGGTCACACATGTAAGGCATGTTCCAATGAATTTTCTGTCGAGATCGACATTTCCAGCATCAAACCGCTATTCAAAGATGGTCATGTTCTAGAGCATTTGGTAAACGAGACTGTCGGAATG